GCGGGCTCGGGCTCGGGCTCGGGCTCGGGCTCAGGCTCAGGCGCGCGAACACCTGGGACAGTCTTGAATTCATTCTCAAGTCCGGTGGGTTCCGGCTCTGGTGCGGAAAAGGGTTCGGGCTCGGGCTCGGGGAATGGTTCAGGCTCAGGCTCAGGCTCTGGCTCATCTTCCCCCTCAAGTACATCTGGATCGAGCCCGTCCTGGATTTCACCATCGAGGGAAATGTCACGGGTCTCCTGGGACATGTATGTCTGGAGAATTTGCTGCACAGGGATCAATTCCTTGACAGTGTTTTCAATGCAGAGTGAAAACCTCACTGTGAGTTTTTCATCGCGCAAGTATTCACTCTGCTCTTCACTGAAAATGTATGGATCCTTGTACAAGTCCTTCGCCATGTTGTTATAACATGTCTGAATGAAAACCTCCTCCGTTGGGAGCTTTAGGGAAATCTTCTTGTTGTCCGCCTTGAGACGAACGGCAGAGAGAATTTTGGTACACGCGACAAATACAGCAGCGAGTAGATCAGAGAACCACGCACAACGACTGGTGATGTTGTCACTATGATTTTTGGACATCGCGTTAGACCAGTTGGGAACTTCCTTGAGAAGTTTCTGGAACATGATGAGAACCTTTCGACCCTTGGAGAGTTTTATCGATTCGTTGTACATATCCTGAAAAACTTCAATCATAGGGGGACACATGATGAGACACATCTGACCCAAATACTCCTTCTTCGCCTCTACCATGATACTCAGCTGTTCAGACATGATTTTATAATAGTTTTATATATTTAAACTTTAACTCTCACGCATTTCTTCTATACTTATTGGCCATCTTCTTGAGGTTCATGAGGTTTGGGAAGTCCGATTCACCTTCATCCTCCTGTACCCTCTTCTTCTTTTTCTCGACTATCCATGAGACGTATATATCATGATCACTTATGAGCCGTACAGTGAAACCACCTAATTGAAACTGTCTCGCAACGTACCTCGCAGCCTGTGAACGATCAAAGACTGGATACCCCAATAGGAATGATGGAACGGTCAGAAAAATTTGTTTGTGTCCAAGTTCTACTGACTGTTTAATTTTACTAGAAAACTGTTCATAAATTTTTCTGTAAATTTCCTTACGGATTTGTTTTCTCTTTTCATCAATCTTCGTTACATCATTGATGCTCAACATTATAATGTCTTCAAATTATTTTTTACGGAATCAAACTCACTTTTGGTTGGGTAGACAACTTCCTTCACGAGTTCATAATCGAGAAATTCTTTACCAGCAGAACCTTCAGTGAACGCGCTGACATCTTCGGGTACATCAACCCCTAGAGGCTGACTACGAAGCGATACGAGACGAACCTTCTCGTTCTCAACCTCGAAGGAGGCGACGATGGAGAAACCAAACGAGAAACCATCCTTTTTGATGGTCATAAACATACATTCATAAATATCATTATCCTTCCCCTTGTAATGATTGACAGCCGACGTCTCGATGATATAGGTGCAAAGACCGGTACGCTTGGAAATTTCGTAGTTGGCTTGGAGAATAAACTCTTCCATCATGTCATTGTCTACCTTCGCCTCAACCTTTTCATATTTGGATAGGTCGGGCTTGGGATCATTCAGCTTGATGGGAGGAACGGGTTTGCTATGTCCTGAGAGACCGAAAGCTTCTGTGAAACCCTCTCGATTTGTCATCAGGATAAACACAATCACGATGAGTGTCAAAGCTAAGAGGTAATTCATATTTACTATTATGCGTTAATTTTTTTTTAGAAATTACCCTATACATAATAAATGTCCCTGCTGATATATAGTCCAAGATGCAAACATTCCATGGATGTCATCGAGTACATTAATAAAGTTCCCCAGCTGAAACAATTGGTACATTATCATAACATCAACACACAAGGTATCCCACCCAATTACAAGAACAAGATCAACCGAGTACCCACGATGCTCACAAAAAATGGTAAAATTCTCGTGGGGAATGAGATCAAAAACTGGCTCGATTCCCTGTTGCCCAAAAAGGATGTTGATCACGCATGGATAGGGGGTATGGGATGTTCGATGACGTCACTTGATGGAGATACATCTACATCGGATATGTTCCGACTTGATGAATACGGTAAATCTCTCCAACCTGCGATGACCCCTGAATTGCAAGAAAAAATCAGTCGAGACGTTTCCAAGGGTGTTGCCTATAGTGATTTAAAGATGTAACGCACGAACACAATAGATATGAAGCTTGTCACGATACAGGCTTCAGCCTTTAAATCAACATTTGAAGTTTTAAAGGATATCCTGAATGACGTCAATATCTACTTCAGACCAGATGGAATGTATGTTGTCACCCTGGATACAGCTAGGACCTCTCTAGTGGACATGTATCTCGCCGCCGACAATTTCGAAGAGTATCATTGTGAACAAGATGAGATCATAGCTGGTATCAACATTTCCAATACATTCAAATTGCTCAAGACGATCACGAACAATGATGTACTTCAGATTGAAATCAAATCGAAAGAATACATGAATATTGAGATTATCAGTGAAACAAAAAGGACAAACACTAAATTCCAACTGAAACTTTTAGACATCAATGAAAGTCGTATTGAGGTTCCAGATGTAGAGATGACTACAGTGACAACTTTACCTTCTGCTGATTTTCAGAGACTGTGTAGAGACATGTCCAACATTGGTACAGATATCGAAATTAAACGGGATGGAAAGGAAATTCGTCTAAAATGCGAAGGAGACTTTGCCAATCAGGAAACGTCCATCGAGTGTCCAGATGAAAGTCCTGTGATGAGTGGTTTATACAGTCTTAAATACCTGAATATCTTTACAAAGGCGACGAGTATGTGTGCGTCTGTGCAAATTATACAGGAAACGGGTAACAGGTTTTTGATTTTGAAATATAATGTCGCCAACCTGGGTGAACTCAAGTTTTACCTAGCAACTAAGGTATCTGAAGACTAGTCGTAAAGTCATCCAGGGTTGAGAGTACCTTCTTCATACCCAACTGATTGGAGAGAATGATTTTTGGGTATTTGTCCTTGAGTACTTCTCGATCGTAATATAAAAAGTGTTCGAGTGGAACCTTTTGACCATGGAAATCATTCCGTGGTCCACTGTACCGTTTCACCTTTTCAGTAATGTTTCGTACCGGTTTATCATCGTGATCGACGATCCAGGCACTACTCAAAGGGATACTAAAATGCATCGCGTCATCTTCACCTTCGCCAGGTTTAAAATTGATATCATCTGAGATGGCTACATACTCGTGACCATTGAAGAAGTAGCTTACACGTAAAATAGTGTATTTTACGTTTTGTGGTACAATAGTGTGCCTGAAATTCTTACCTGTAGCATTCACATAATATTCGTCTAAGATTTCATCTTCCCAGTCTTTACTCTCCTCCATCCAAAAGTCATCCTCGATCATGTACTCCATGTCATGATCAATACCATACTCAATCTCCTCAGAAATGATAGTGTAGTCTCGTGGTGTGACTAAGCTTTTGTACCAGAAAAAAACGCTACTTAAAAGTTTGGAAATCATTTCTTTATAAGTATGGAAGGTAACTTTTTAAGTAGATATAATAACAGATTAGAAGAATGGAACCAGATGATACGAAGTGAACCTCATAATAGAAAGAAATATGAATCCGAAATGTCCGATTACATCATGAAATGTATGCCGTATATGAACCAGTACACAGATGAAGGTGAAGAAGAGACAAATACAGATAATGTTTTTAATGTAAAAGAGACTGTGGGTCTAAAACGAAAAGATATATTCACGGACTATTTGATAGAAGTTGAAAAACAAAATATATCAAAACCTAGAGAAAGAACAATCGAACAATGTGAAACATGTCCCGATAGCAACATCGTTCATTTTCATGACACGAGTGATCTCGTGTGTGACTCGTGTGGTGCAATTGTGGCGACATTAATCAGTGAGGAGTTGACATATAGGGAAGAACAAGAAACTTCTGAAAAAGTTGTAAACTATTCGTACAAGAGGGAAAATCACTTCAACGAATGGCTTTCACAATTTCAGGCACAAGAGATGACAAATATTCCAGATGAAGTCATCGAACAATTGAGATCTGAACTCAAGAAGATGAAAATCAAAAACTTGGAAGACATCACACATGCAAAAATAAGAGGTCTTCTAAAAAAATTGAGACTAAATAAATACTATGAACATGTTCCATATATCACGAATATCCTAAATGGAATCAAACCTCCAAATATGCCACAGGAATTAGAAGAATATCTTCGAATAATGTTCAAAGATATTCAAAAACCTTTCGATGATAATTGTCCAACAGAAAGAAAAAATTTCCTCAGTTACTCCTTCGTCCTATATAAGTTTTGTGAACTTTTGGGTGAAGATGAATACCTTCAATATTTTCCACTTCTCAAATCCAAAGAAAAGTTGTACCAACAAGATGTGATATGGAAAAAAATTTGTCGCGATCTTCGATGGGAATTTATTCCAACAGTTTAAGTATATGTTTTGTCCAAACTACCAAATTTGTCACAAGACGATGGATCCGAGATTGAAAGTGTGTACATCATGTTTTTGGAGATTTAAGAATGAAATTCTTCAATTCAAAACGAGGGAGTGTCAAAATTGTCGCATGAACGAGGAATGTGTCAAGTTTCGCAAATGTGAACACTTTTTGTGTATGAGGTGCTTCGATCGTTTAAAAACTTGTCTCATCTGTAAGTATAGTAAATGAAAGTGCGTATCCCCCTTAGTAACTCTGGCATCCTCAGTGCCCATGGCTATGAAGATGTTCGAGAAAAGTCCCCTCTAGCACGTCACCGCGCCCTCATGCGTGTCGTCAGGGCGGGTGAACCACCCCTCGGTCACATTACAGTATCGATGTTCTGATCGCATGGATTATCTTTTTTGCTCTTAAGTGCAATATTAAAATGTGAAATATATGATGATTTTGATTGATAGGATTGTTCGTATTCTCAAGAAGGACATCTACCTTCCCATGAAATGTTACGCCAATAAGAGACAACTCACGAACCCCCGTGACTGCTGCAAGTGTAAGAATTTCTGTAAAAAGCCTCCAAGTGGCGGCGACCCCGTGTACCTAGAAATACCACCTAAGTACGAACGTAAGTACAACTATACCAAATGAACGACGAGCCAGCCCTCCTCGCCCTATATGAATTGGAAACCAAAGTTCTCCCTCACCTGGAGACAATTAGTCAAGCCGACCCAGCGGTACACCACTGTCTAGAAGAAGCTCGGACTCTACTCCTAAGGGCTCAAGATATTCTTCAAGCGGCTGTAATAGATCCGCAGACACACTATACGGAATCTCAGAGGTTTTATCACAATCTGGCTCGGATTCTCCCTCTGATGGTATTGCTTGAATCCGTCTCACCTCCACCTCCCGCTCCGGATGAGGGGGGTAATTCACCAGATACGCCGTCTTCAGACCTGTCAGACGAAGATAGTTATGAGCCTGCAACTCCGCCGCGTCATTCAGAGTTCGAATAGTCTTGAATTCTAGAACAATCTCGTTGTCAATAATAATGTCTGCCCTCAAGTTGCCAATCACATGCCCCTTGAATGGAATCGTGATGATACGTTCCGATTCATATGGAATACCTCTCTCCCTTAGTAAAACCTCCATCGCATTGTGGTATACTCTCTCACTGTAACCAGGTCCCAGTTGAGAATATATCTCTCGAGCGAATGCCTCGATGTTCATTAGGTACCCATCTAATTAAATCTTTATCTAAAGTAAGATGCCTCCAAAGAGGACACCAATTAAAAAGACATCTACGAAGACGGTGGAGAAACGACGCACTGAATCTATAACCAGACAAAAATTAAACAAACAATTGTTGATTGATACTCGTAGACGGGAAACTATGATTAATCAACTTTCCCGTCAAATTAAACGACTCAACATTCCACGGAACTCATTTAATCTCGGTACGATAACGAGTATGAACGACAGGTATTTGTCGGTCAGATTAAGTCGTAAACTCATCAGTAATTTGAAACAAGTGTACAGAAAAACTTTGGATGAACAGGCTGAGTACGCGGGTTCAGTGCCGTTTACCATAAATAATACACGAAACTATGCGAGATTTGGTACCCCCACAGCCCGTACAAACCAGGAGTTGGCGAGTGTGCGTTTTTCACAAGAAGATATGACCCAATATATTACGTATCATAGTCACCCGGCGCCAACGAACATGGGATCACTTTTTACATACCCCAGTGATACCGACATAAAGTTGTACATAGACGCGTATCCGAGTACACAAGCAAATCTTATCCTCGAAAAACAGGGCTATTACATCATAGACCTTATCGAAACGAACATGAATAAACCCAATCCGGATAAAGTCGCCAGAAAGTTCAATAGCCTCATACGTTCGAGGGAATTTGAGAGAGTGGCAGTGTCGTGGAGCAATCTCGCGTTTTTCAAAACTACGGCACCTAGATGGAAAAGTGCCGTAAACAGATACATTGATCCAATCATGCGTAGGGATTTTGGAATATCTATAAAATATTACACGTGGGACGAATTAGGTGAGATTACACTCTTGGATAAAAATGTTATCATGAATATAGGATGACCGCACGGCGCTTACACATTACAAAAATCGTGGTGCGAGATTTGAAATCGGTGAGTAAGTTGTCATCGAAGAATAGGTGGGAATATGGAGGTAAGGTCAAGTATGACAAATGTATGAACTACAAAGGTCTTACCTACGTGACTTCCAGGGAGAGGGCACGTGTCGATGCGAGCGTTCTCGAAAAAGAATGGACAGATGCTCCCATCACGTATCATACACACCCATCACTCCTGCAAGTGATTCCCGATGAAGTTGGTCCTACGATTTTTACGACACTCCCGAGTGATGCTGACTTTGAATCCTTCATAAAAGGGTTTCCGGATATACAAGTCAATATCATATGCGATGCGCGGGGATACTACGTGATTGACATCTTCGACGCAATCAAAAAGGGTACAGTTCCAGTTCCGGAAGCCGTGTATTCTCTCATGAAAGAGGTGCGCTACGAGGACTTCCTCCTCAAACGTAGCTTCGGTGAGGATAGATGTGAATACTTTTCTACAGATTTGCGTGAATGGAAATGGTTCATAAATGAGGAATTGAACGGACGACTCAATGAACTCTATGGCATCTCTATACACTTTTATGGATACGACGATGAACCACCCACAGTCATCATCGACGCATGATGGAATCCTCCAACTCGTCAACCTCATACCACGCCCAATGACACGCCTCGGAGGTGGTGTCCTCTTCACATATCTCCTGTGCTTCTTCTATGGCTTCCTTGAATCGTAGACGAAGTCTCGGGTTCGCGACTTCTTCGCTCACTTCTCGCCGTATGGGTGGTCGATGGTACAATCCGTTTAGAACATTCACTCGAGTTTTTGCTAATTTAATTTTGTATAGATTGTTCTCCGAAAAGGTTGCGATACATTTCATAAATTAATGTAGCATAAAGATTTTAAGTGTCTTCAGAATAGAAAATGTCTTCTTACAACGTCGAACCCTGCAATTTCAAGTACCGCGTCTCTTCCCTCGAGAAGGTGGTCGATGGTGATACCATTGATGTTAACATTGATCTAGGTTTTGATGTGTGTACGAAGCAGCGTGTTCGTCTCCTAGGTATCGATACCCCCGAGTCTCGCACTTCTGATGCGGAAGAGAAGAAGTTCGGTCTCCTCTCCAAGAAGAAGCTCAAGGAATGGTGTATGAAGGCTGTTGCATCTGAGAAGGATGATATTGAGATCGAACTCAGATGCCCTGAGGCGGATTCTAGGGGGAAGTTTGGTCGTGTACTCGCTGAAGTTTGGGTGTGTGAGGATGGTAACTGGACCAATGTCAACAAGTGGTTGTGTGATGAAGGGTATGCCGTCCCATATGGTGCAGAGAATAAGGCTCTCGTGCAAGACCTTCATATGGCGAACCGCAAGAAGTTGATTGAGCGCGGTGAGGTTCAGGCGTAAGGGTACTTATGCACCCACAAATTACAAATCCATTTTTCCCCAGACTTTACACGTTTCCCACCATGTAAAGCTTTGGACGTGATCATTTCATAATTGTCGAGTGTATCAAAGAAGAGAGCATCCCCCTTCTCGAGTTTGTATGATTTTCCCAAATTTGGGAACACAGTCTCTCCACCGTCGTATTCATCATTGAGTGCCAGAATGAATGTATACATTCGAGGGTTCTTCTCATTTTTGAACGCATCTTGGTGGGGGTCATAAAAGCCACCCGGTTCGTAGCGTAGCACCTGAAGTTTCTCACAATTAACAAAAGGTCGATCCGTGAATTTGAGACACCTCTGTATGACAGAATTCACGACAGGGTCATCCTTTTCGAGCCATGCAGTTTCACTCTTGCGCACCTTTTCATCGAGTTTGAAATCCGAAGATATCATGGATGGTTTGAGATTTTTCTCAGCTTTTTTGATGATATATTCCCGCTCTTCATCTGAAAGAAATCCCCTGAGTATTCGTGGATCAGGATACCTGGGTATAAAATAGATGAGTATCAAAATCAAAAAAAGTATTATGATCATCTTAATGTATTCATATAAAAATATTTCTAGGTAACTTACTATTGTACCTATTTCGTAAAACTTCAAAGACTTCGTTTCCATAGTCGATAATCTTATGAAGGAGGTCGACGATTTCACCATGACGTTCTGGTTCGAGGATGTACTGTCGAAGAAGATCACCACCTGTATTTGCCATCATCTCGAAAATATTGGAAATGTCTCTACTTTTTTCAGTATACTTTTCCTGTCGCTGTAATAATTGTTTGAATGCCCGTTCATCCAAATCATTCAACATATATGCTACACGGATATGTAGGTTATCAATCGGTCTCGTATCTAAATACATATTATCTCTCTCAACTTGGTGTATGACGATTGCACATTGGAGCATTTCATTCGAAGCCCCCGATGCCCTGAGTTCCCTAAAAGAGGGTACACCGCCACATGGAATATCACCATGCT